TTTTTACCAAGTTCAAAAGTCTCTTTACCGAGTATTTTTATTTCTTCACCTATTTGTTTTTTGAGAATTAAAGCTTCGTTGTCCACTTCAACTCCATTCTTAGTTAAGGCTGATAGTTCGGCATATTCTGTATTGAATTTTTTCACTACGTCATTATTAGCTTCTTGAGAAATGTATAGGTCATCAAGACCTTTACTTCTATCTCCTGTTAGCTTCAAAAGCTTAAGTATTGCCCCAGCAGCCTGTTCAATTTCACCAGTCCAAGTAGGATTCCAAGTTAAGTTTATCAGTGCTTCTCGCAAGTCGCCTGTCTTGCGAATTTGTCCTTCAAATGCGTTTATAAATTTCTGTTTTGAAACTTCAGCTTGGTTTCCTAACGCATCAAATGCGGTATTTATAAGTTGAGTATCAGAAACCGTTTTATTTACCCCCTCACTATAGTTTCTTTGTACAACAATCAACTCTTCAATTGCCACAGCCGCGTCTCCCGATGCGTTGGCAATGGCTTTATATGCTCTTGCAGTAGCCGCTGTCTCTCCATCAAGAACACCTAGAAGACCTATAAAAAATTCTGTTTGTGTATAAGCTTCTCCTATTCTTGTAGAAAATTTATCATAAGCCGAGGCTAACAAATTTAACTGACCTTCAGTTGAAGCCATTTGCACTGCGTTAGCTCTAAATAACCTATCTGAAGTCTGAAGTTCTTCAGAAAGCTGCTTGAATCTATCTACGTTTTTACTCAAAACCAATGCTTGAGAAGCCCCTATCTTGCCAAATATTTCAAAAGATTCTGCAGCGTCTAGATTTCTGCTACCTACATCTTCCAGAAACTCATTAAACGGCCTGCCATCTTTAGCGGCTTTAACAAAGAAATTACGGAGACCTGTACCTGCTTTAGATGCTTTAAAACCATTATCGGCAAGTATACCGAGTAATGCAGAGGTTTCTTCAAAGCTAACACCTAATTGCGCTCCTAACGGACCTACATAACTTAAAGCTGTTCCGAGGTCGTCTAAAGACAATGCTGTTTCATTTACAGCACCCGTCAGTATGTTCGCAAACCTATCAGCCTCTTCAGATGTGGCTTGGAACTGATTAAGTGTTTTCTTTAATGTTGCCGCCACTCCTCCAGGCGATTCGCCAAGGGCTTGAGACAAAAGAGCAATGGGTTCGGTTAGATTTGCTATTTCATCTATAGGTGAACCCAATTTAGCAAGTTCCTTTTGTAAGGAAACAATCTCCGTAGATGTAAACGAAGTAACACCTGCTACGTCAAAAACAACGTCCTTAAGTATTGATATCTCGTTAGCTGTTAGACCAGCCACAGCTCTCAAGTCCGCTAATGATTTTTCTAAAGCTATCGCTCTTTTTGCAGAACCGATTGTTATTTCGGAAAATGCACTCAATGTAATGTTTAGTAACTGATATGCACCGTAAAAAGATACAATGGTTTTTAAATTCTTTCCTAACCCACCAAAGAATCCTTTAGAAGATTTAGTGGCTTTATCAGTTTTCTTGCCGTAGTCTTCTACAGTCTTGGCAGTGTCCTTTAGATTCTTACCAACACGATTTACAGATTGAGCAGCTTGTTGCTGTTCTTTAGCAAACTCTTTAGTTTTACCCGTTAATTGAGATATGGTTTTGTCAAGGTCAATTAAACCTCCCGATACTTCTCTTACAGCCGCAGCTAAATTCCGTAGTGCATCTTGAAGAAATTGTATTCTTTTATTCTGTTCTGCCATTTTATAGCTTGCTTAACATTTTGTCTAATTTGTTGATTACCGTTCCATAAGTGTAATCATCGTAATCATTTAAATAACGAAGAAAAGCCCTCTGCAATGCTCCGTTAAGCCCTTGTTTCCCTTTTAACATACTTAACCACCCAGTTTCCCTAACACCTACAGCTTTTATCTTCTTAGTAACGTGGTATGATATGTTCCAAGCTGCGCTTGTTGTCATCTCGGAGCCACTTATTGGGCCTCCTCTATAGTACCACTGACCTGTAGGGTATCTGTTTGCTTTCGCTAACACCCATCGGTATATGTCGTTTTGTTCAACTTGAACCATACCTCCGCTATCAAGAGTATCTCCATAAGCCTCCATATCAATTCTTGCCGAAACTTGCTCAATGCCAATACCTAAACCCAAATAAGCGTCAACTTTAATTTTTGATGTTATTCTTTTACCCCAATTTTTTTGACCGTCTTTATTAGGGGTGATACTTTTCTCTAACCTTCCAGTTGCTTTGTGTATATAAGGCTCTCCATCTATAGCAGTTCCCTTTAAGTTAGATTTTAACCTGCTTATTATTTGTGATTTATTAAGCTCTTGTTGTATGTAGAAACGTAAAGCACCCTGCTGCTGTTGTTTAGCGGCATCGCGGTTCTTCATTCTATTTACATTAACAGCCATTAAATGTCAATGTCTCTCAAGTACGGGTTTCTCCCTACAACGAATGTTGCGTTACTTACAGAGGCAGTAATGTTATAGTCTTCAGAAGAGAAGCCCCTCATACTCACCTCTTGAAAGCTTTGCTCACCATCAAGGTTTTGTATGAAGTAATCTTGCAACTGACCCATTACGAATAAATTCTCTTGATTAGAGTTTATAAGTGATAAAGGCTCGTCTACAGCTACCTTGTCTACAATCACTATATTGAAGTTAACATCGTATATAGGGCTGCCACCATCTCTTGAGATATTAGCATCCTCTAATGCAATAAATAAACCCCTGTGATTGATTTGTATATTTTCTAAATCGTCTAATGAGTTGAGTAGCTTAAATTCGCTAACCATAGAATGGCTTTCCCCGAATTGCTCAAACAACTCGTAAATAGTGGTTAAATCGTTCACGGTAGTCTTTTCTTAATTTACAATTTACTCATAGCCTGTTGCTGACGTTGTCTCGCAGACTCTATCTTACTTTTCTGTGCGAGATAGCTCATTTCGGGTAGTACAGTAGACATAGGAAGCATATATATCTCTGCGTATTTAGTTACATCTTCATTGGCGAGCACACGAACAATTGAATACCAATACCACTGCTGACTAAATAACATTTCTGAAGTTTCATCTTCTTTTTCGTCTTTCTCAACCTCATTATCTTCTTCTTCTTTTGCATCGTAGAAGACTCCAGAAAAGTCTTTAAACAGTGTTTTGTTTCTCGCCTGAATAAACTGCTCTAAGACCCAGTATACTTCTCTAACATCCATAGATAGTATTTCTTCAGCATTTTCATTTTCTTTTTTAGCGTCCTCATTATCAAACACTTGCTGTTTAATTGGTCTTATTATAAGTTTAGCTATCTCAAAATCTATAAGGTGGTCTGCAAGTTTTGTCTTTCCTGTTATTATCTGCTCAAGCATTATAAACTGTCCTAAGACTAAAGATTCAACATTAGTATAGTATTTTTTACTTACTGAAGGTTTTTTAAGATTGTCTTTAATAGGATAGGTATTCTCTGAATATCTTAAGAAATCTAATGACTCCAGAGGCTTCATTTCAGCTATGTATTTATCTGGAGATTTACCCGATTGTAACCACTCTATCATTTCTATGTGCTGTCGTAGTGAAATCATAAAAACATTGTTATACCTCCGTCTTGCTCTTCAGTAGCGCAATAAGCGGCAATAGCTAAACTCATTACGCAGTCATCGTGCTTACCATCGGTGTTAGAAAACTGTAAGTTACCTGTTATTGGGTTTCTCTTACTTTTGTAATCGTACAATTCTTTTACCAATACATCATACTGTGGTATTTTAATCTTACCATCCTCAAAGAGTTTGATTAAATTTCTTATAATCTCTGGCTTACTCTTACTTGTGGTCTGAAAGGGTATAAGCTTATACATCCTATCGTCATCCGTAATCTCATCAAATAGTAAATCATTGTTATTGACCTCAAAGTATGCCGCTGCGAGGCTATCAAAGTGTTTAAGGTAAAAGTCCTTTATACGTTGTTTAAACTCCGTAGAGTCCATCCCCTGTTCCTTGAAGTTGAACCTATCAACATCTATCACCTCGTAGTCTTGAGTCATCGCAGTAAGCACAGTATAATCCTGCGCCACACCAATATCCATT